CTTCCGCGCACATGGCGCACATTGGAATGTTCGGGGTGCTGACTTTAGTGAGTACCACAAACTGTTTCAAAAGATTTATGAAACCGCTTATGAACTCATTGACCCGATTGCGGAGAACTTGCGCAAGATTGGCGCAGTTGCCTGTTCAACTTTGACCGAGTTCGCTTCTTACGGTTATTTGCAGGATGCAAATGTTGGTCAAGACCCGATGGCTCTTGCTCGCGATTTGCGCGATGCCAATGATGTGTTCCTCGATCAACTGTCTGATGTGTTTGATTGTGCTTCGAACTACAATCAGCAGGGCATCGCGAACTTCATCGCTGGTGCGATTGAAGGTCAGCAGTTCTACAAGTGGCAGTTGACGGCTTCGCTTGGCGAGGAAGTAACTCAGCCAGCAGTTGATCCTTTGGATTCAATGGGCATAGATGCTGACGATGCTGAAGCGATGATGCCTTCAATGGAAATGTTGACGGCTTATTCTGCTGAACCAGTGATTGATGGAATGCGCAAGGCTACTGGCAACATGACTTTGCCTATCGGTGATCGTGAGAGTGCTTGGGATTCATCAGCTGCTAATGCTCGACTTCGAGCGTATGCAACTCAAAATGGTTCAGTGAACATGACCAAGTATGGTCAGGGTTTCTTTTATGTTGACGAAACTGCGCCAGAGAACTTTGGTTCGTACAAACTTCAGTTTGCCGATGTAATCAACGGAACGCTGACCGCGATGCCTCGTGGCATTTTTGCGGTTGCTGCGGTGCTTGCTGGTTCTCGCGGTGGCGTTGACATTCCGGCATCAGATGTTGATGCAATCAAGTCGAAGGTTTCTGACTATTACGACAAGATGGCGAACGAGTTTGATGACAACACTTTGACCGCGCCTTTTGAGGGTCGCGCTGCTGTTGCTCGTATCGGTGAAGGTTCGTTTGTGTCTTGGAACAATGGCACTGCTCGCGCTCGTGGCAAGGTCGAAAAAGTTGTCACTAAGGGAACTGCCACATCGAGTGACGGTTTCACTTTGGATGCCAGTGCCGAAAAGCCTGTGTTCGTTATTCGAATCTATTCATCAAAGGGCAATGGCTACATTCCAACCGATACCACTGTTCTGCACTTCGGGGATGTTCTAACTGTTATCACTGCCCTACCTTCCCCACGAAATGAGGACATCGACATGGAATCACGCAAGTCAAGAATGGCCACAGCTGAGCGAGTGACAATGGATTGCGAAGTTCGCGCCATTGCTACCGATTCGACTTCTCTGCGAATCGGCGGTTACGCTGCGCAGTTCAACAAGGAAGCCACTGGCTTATCGTTTCGCGAAGTGATTGCGCCAGGCGCATTCACTCGCACACTTCAGTCAGGCGAACCAGTGTTCCTACTGGTGAACCATGACACTGACAACCTTCCGTTGGCTTCGACACAGTCCGGCACAATGGCACTTCGCCAAGATGAAACTGGTCTTTACATGGAAGCCGACCTTGATCCGAATAATCCTCGCGCACAAGAACTGGCTTCGGCTGTTTCGCGCGGTGATGTTTCCAAGATGTCTTTCGCTTTCACTGTCGAACCTGGTGGCGATACTCGCGAGGCTGGACTTCGGACTTTGCAGGACTTGAACTTGTTTGAAGTTTCTGTTGTCACTTGGCCTGCCTACGATGCGACCACTGTTGGAATGCGTACTGCTTCCGCTGAGGATGCTGAGGCTGAGGCTCTGGAACTACGCAAGCGGATGTTGGACTTGAAACAAAAGTTCAGCAATTCAAAGAATCGCTAACCCAAAGATTTCCCCTGTCGCAGTAATGCCTCGGCGGATTGCAATACCAAACCCAACTATTCTCACAAGGAGAAAAAATGTCATTACTTGACAACCTCAAAGAGGCTCGTTCAGCTGCTGCTGCCGAGGCTGAGGCGTTACTTGCTGGTGAAGCAACCGCCGAAGTTTTGGACTCAGTTGAAGCGCGCCAGGCAGAAATTGCCGACCTAGATAGCAAGATCGAGAGCGCAACTGCGCTTGAGGCTCGCACTGCTTCTATCAAAGAAGCTCGCGCTGCTGAAGGTGTTAAGACTTTCGGTTCTGCAGTAGTTACTCGCGAAGCGATGACCTACGACAAGGGTTCAGACAACTCATTCGTTCGCGACATGATCAACGCTCAACTTCGCAACGAACCACAGGCTTGGGAACGGTTGAACCGTCATCAGTCTGAAATGGCTGTCGAACTTCGCGACATCAACCGCACCGACACAAGCGGTGGCGATTTCGTTCCACCTTTGTACCTAATCAACGAATACGCAGAGTTTGCTCGCGCTGCTCGCGTAACCGCTGACCTAGTCACAAAGATGGCGCTACCTGCTGGAACTGATTCAATAAACATTCCGCAGATTACAACTGGTAGTCGCGTTGGCCTGCAAGCCGCAGACAATAGCACCACCTACGCACCAACAAGTCCTCGTGATCTTGTTACTGCAACGGCTACTGGCCGCGTTGAAACAATCTCAGGTTTTGAGAATGTTTCGATTCAGCTCGTTGAGCAGTCACCAATCTCTGGCGGACTAGACAAATTAATCTTTTCAGATTTGATGGCAGATTACTCGCTTCAGTTGAACTCTGCTGTTGCTGGTAACGGTGCAGGTACTGCTGGAACACTAAAGGGCTTTGTGACACTTGGCACAGATAGCACCAACGGTATTCCAACCACTTGGACTGAAACAACACCAACCGCATCTGGTGGCTTGACCGCTATCACAAAGGCGATTTCACAGGTTGTAACAAACCGTTACAAGGCAGTCGAAGCCATCGTTATGGCACCGGCGACTTGGTACTGGTTAGCATCACAGGTTGACGGCTCAAGCCGCCCACTTATCGTGCCTACCGGCAACGGCCCATTCAACGCTGCTGGTGTAACAACTACACCAGGCGCACCTGCTGGCCTTGTTGGCTCAATCTACGGCGTTCCAGTGTATGTTGACGCAACACTAAAGAACACCGCTGGCGCATCAACAAACCAGTCACCAATCTTGGTTGGTAAGTTCTCTGATTCTTACTTGTTCGAATCAGGCGTTAAGACACGCGTTCTCCCAGATGTTCTGTCAGCAAACCTAACGGTTCGCTTCCAGGTCTACGGTTACGCAGCTCTAATCCACCGCTACGCGAAGTCAGTTTCTGGCATCAGTGGCACTGGTGCAGTTACGCCTTCAGGCTACTAATCCAAACTAATGTCGGTGGCGACCTTGGCAACAGGGTCGCCACTGCCATTTCCATAACTTAAAACTTTGTAGGGGTACAAATGGCAGGGATGAAAACTATTTTGCTTGAGGCAGTTGTTGCCTTGCAGAAGGTGATTGACAACAACGGCACTGTTGAACAGGTGCTTGAATTACTTGATCACAATCAAGACTTTCCAAACAATGAGCGTGAAACTCGATGAGGTCGCGCGAAACTGTTTGCATCGCGATTCCGCATGACGGTTCGATTGATGCTCAAATGACTTTGGATTTGGTTTCGCTTATGCGTGACCGCCGAACGCGCATTGACTCGCTTCAGTTGGTACATGGCACTGGCCTTCTTGCTCGGACTCGCAATCTGATTGTGAAAAACTTTCTCGATGATTCGAATGCTGACTGGCTGTTGATGGTTGATTCCGACCAGTCGTTGCCGATTTCGGCTTTCGATTTGTTGGTTGATTCTGCGCATAAGGATGACCGACCTGTTGTTGCTGGGTTGGTGTTCGCCGCTTTCTATGACAATGAAGTGTTGCGACCTGTTCCGGCAATCTATAACATCTCAGCTGATGGCGCGATGCTTCCGATTGACGACTATCCAAAGAATGAACTGTTTCAAATTGATGGTTCTGGTACTGGTTGCATTCTGGTTCATCGCGATGTTCTTAAGGCTATTCGCGCGAAGGCGACTCCGAATCAGGGAACTGACTGGTGTTGGTTCTTTGATGGCGCGATCGAGGGTCGCTGGTTCAGTGAGGACTTGTTGTTCTGTCGCAAGATTCTCGCTCTTGGCTTTCCTATCTTTTGTCACACTGGCGCAATCCTTGGTCATCATAAACAGTTCTGGTTGGATGACCGCCAGCACGATCACTGGAAATCCGTTAACAAAATCTAATCTCTCGGGGGTAGTGAATACCCCTGCCACTATCCCCGAGTCCATTTTGAAGGAGTGTTCATGGCCACGAATTACCCTGGCGCATTGGATTCATTTGTGAATCCAACTGCTACTGACACGCTTGACAGCGCAACTGTTCCTCACGCTGCGCAACATGACAACATCAATGATGCGATGTCGGCGGTTCAGGTCACTCTTGGTGTGAATCCGCAGGGCGGTTCGGCGACTGTTGTTGCTCGGTTGACTGCGCTTGATTCAACGGTTGCTGGCAAGGCTGCCACTAATCAGACCATGTATGTTGGCACGACTGCTCTAGCAATCAACCGTTCGTCAGCTTCTCTGGCTTTGACCGGTGTGAGCATCGATGGTACTGCCGCTAATGTGACGGGTACTGTTGCTGTTGGTAATGGTGGTACTGGTCAAACTGCTATACCACTTGCTACTGCATGGGCGCTTAGTCAAACTTATGCTGTTGGTGACATTGTTAGTAACGCACTTGTTTATTATGTTTGCCGTGTTGCCCACACAAGTAGTGTTTCAATCCTTGTTTCCAATACAACTTATTGGGCTGTAAGAACGCCTACTGCTAGTGCTTACAACAATTCAGCTGGTAGTAGTGTCGTTGCTTATACTGGTTCTGGTGGAAGCAGTATTGGCGCACAGTCTATTTCTATTGGTACTGCAACAATGCCTTCAAGCGGTTTGGCTGTAAATAATGGTTCAATCGCAGTTTCTAATACCGGGAATGGTATTACTGTTTCTGGTACAGGTGGCGGTATTACTGTTTCTGGTACAGGTGGAAGTGTAAGTGTTACTGGTGGCAATGTAGCCGTTTCTAATGCAGGTAACATCACCAATAGCGGTAGCGGTAACATTTCCCAAACTGGCAGTGGCAACATTACAGCTAGTGGTAGCGGTAACATTTCCCAAACTGGTAGCGGTCAAGTTTTAGTAAACTCAACTGCAACAGGTAGTTCAACACCACACCTAGAAATTAAACCCACAGGGTCTATTGCTTTCCCAATAACTGCTTCGTCGTATAGTGTGCCTTATGCAACATTAACTGTTACAGGCATAAGCACTACCTTGTATGTAGGTATGTATGTAACATTAAGTGGTTTCTCTAGTGGTAATGGCACTTACCCAATTTCTTCTATCAATTTAGTTGGCAGTACCGTATCTGTAACCTCAGGCACAACAGTAAGCGGTTCAGGAACTATGACCGCTTTAACAACTGACGGTAATTTAACTGAATGGAAACAAGGCAGTAGCGTTGCAACAACACCAGTTGCTTATGTTGCTAGAAATGGAACAATTAGCACACAAGGTTCTATTGGTGCTACTGGTGTCATTTCAACAAGCGGTTATTTCAGTGGTCCGGCTACTGGGCTTACAGGCATCACTACCAGCAACATTAGTTTTATAACAGGTAACGGCAATTACATAGTTACCGACCTGAACCCACAATTTACTGGTGCTATTTTTTCTGCACAAGGTACTCCAACCGCAATAAATGCCACAGCATCAGTAACTGCCGCACAAATAATGACATACCTGATTACTTCAACCACAGCAGCAGCAGTAACCGCAACCTTACCAAGCGGCACAAACATGGAAAACCAATTAACCACAACTCTAAACAGTATAAGCGCTAACACAAACACCAGTTTTGACATTAGCGTAATCAACACTGGGTCTAATACTTTCACTTTTGCTACCGCAACTGGCTGGTCTTTAACTGGTTCTATGGCTGTTGCCGCAGGTACTTCTGGGCGTTTCCGTATTCGTAAAACAAGCCTTAATGGTTTTGCAATGTATCGGCTTTCGTAATGTCAGTCTGTCGCTCGGGTTGCCCGACGCAAGATCATGAGTCTTATGGCGATTGCCTTCAGTCAGCGAACATCGCGATTGACAAAACATCTTTGAAAGTGAAGTGACATTGTGGTTGCGCAAACTTCGATAAGTCCTCGCACTGTCACCACATCTTTATCCTCTGGCGTTGTCACCTACAATTCGCACTTTGCCTACGGTTCACACCTGTCTTACAATCAACCGGCTTCGACAAATGGCAACGCCAGTGTT